AGACCACGTATCGGATAGGATTGCAATAACGATGACACTAATTATATTTAGTGGAGCAGTTTGTGATGAATATGCGGATGTGATACCTGGTAACTTCTTTGCAAGGCTCCATGGGACTGAACCTGCCATGACTTAGTTTTCAGTTGAGAATGTCCAACAAATCTCCTATCAGGTCGGACAAAATACAACTAGAGGCTTCTTAGCTCACTCTTATCGTGTACTTGTGTTTGCAGGTACTCTTGAGGAGTTCGCATTGACAAACCGTGCTAATCTGATCCACGTACTTGGAACAGACAGAGCACCAATAAACGATTTGCGAAGACTCCAATAGAGAACCTTTGTTCACTGTAACGATACGCACTATTATCTTTACAAAGATTTTAGTACAATCTTATCTGCTCCAATCAATAGTGATAACAGAACTTTCGCAAGCTTATTGAATAACGCGAGATGGTACATTTCAGGAATGAAATATGATCCACTACCGGGTTATTATAAATATGCTCTAAATGAAGGAAGTTTTCAAAACTACATTGGAGACGATGGATTGTTGCGTGTTAGAGCGAGACCTAATGCCGCTGGTGGATTCTACACTCACCCTGTATGCGTTCACAACGCTACTTGGGAAATGAGTTTGGGATGGTATAGTTTTTTCCAATACGTGGGTAGTTTGAAAGGTTTTGAAATGAAATTGATCAAACTGCTTCCAAGCGATGCGGAAAATACACCATTGAGACAAATCCCTCGTGAATTTTCGGGATCAGTTTAGAGCCATTTTTTGGCTCGGAAAGCTGCGCTCATTGTTGAGAGCGGTCTCATGACCAAAAGGGAGATAACGGATGCATATGGGTTTGGCGACTGCGATTGGCTTTAGAACTGGATACGGATGCTGTCATCCCTTCTGTTTGTTTTGGAATCTTCACTTTCACCTTTGGAAGAACAGACTGAAATATTGACGTCTTTGAACACTATTATGAAACGTCTTTTCGGTTCTTCTTCTCACTTGGTTTGCACTCACATGATTTTGGAACCTGGTTGGATTCGCAATGATTTGCACATTTTACAGTTCCATATCAGAGACGTGCTACAAAGAAACTACCTATTGATCAATGGTACTCCATTAGATCATGAGTTGAGTAACTTAGGGTATTAGGTAGATACTTTGAAAGTGAATTTGAAGAAGAAAACACCAGCAGAATTGTTGACGCGGAAGTTGAACAGAACTTTAGCTGTAGCAGCTACCAGTCTGTTGAAGACAACAGATCGTTTCTGGGGTGACCGGCCTTATTTCTTTAACAAAAGATTACCGGACACAGCCTGGGATATTGCTTTACAAAATCCTTGTGTGGCCCATGACGCTAGACTGCCGCTCAAGCTTGATTACCTAAGAAAGGTGTATCAAGAGTCTACCCCCGTGTATCGTTCACTCAAGAAAGAATAGTACACACCTTCTGGATTTGAAATCTTCTCTGATGGGCAACCGTTGCAGGAGTTTGAATGGGATTCTAAGTCTAACATTGGATTAATCTGGGGCTTTGTAGGCCGCCACTTGTCATGTGGTGTGCGTCCAGATCCAAATGTTATTCAGCGTTTTGGTAGATTTACAGAGTTGATGTTTGAGAAGCTGTTCCAAGATATTAATGCTCTTCCAATCACTCTTATACCGTTACGCGACTGGATCCTTTCCAAGAAAGGGTGGGGAAAAGGGAAATAGCTGAACTACCTGGAGAATATTAAGAAACATGCCTCTGGAGATTATCCTTTCACAGGAGCTTACCAAGGTGTGATAAAAAGCGGAGAAGTTAATTACACTACTCGTTTAGTGGTTAATAATGGTTGGCTCGATGATCAATCTTCTCGCTATCGTTTCTTTGTTAATCCGCCAGGACCCCTTTGTGGACTGCTCACATACATATAGGCTTACATCTTCAAAGACTTGAAGTGTATGGGTGAGTTTTGTCACGGACTGAATGCGAAGCAATTGAAAAAACGGATGTGGAGGAACATTAGTTTGATAGGTGATCCTGACACCCTGTCAAGTTACTCCATTGATGGTAGCAAATTTGATTCCACACAACACCAAGAGATTATCGAAGTTGTGGATGACCGCTTCTGGAATATGTATAGGCCGCGATTGAGACTTATTCTAGAAAAGATTAATCAGGAATGGCATTGGAATATGAAGATAGACTAGATTCTTCATGGCCTAATTTCCTCTGCCACTCAGCAAATTGCACAGATTTTCCTTGAGTTAAGAGATCGAGAAGAGGTGATGTTGACTCAGGCTGAGTAGGATGCGTATCGTCAAAATTGTTTGAACAGCTGGATGGCGAAAAAGCGTCAAAATAAAAACCCAGTCGCTGGGGTTGTGGCTTTCTATGTGCGTGGAACCACTTACAGCGGAAATCCTGTGAGAACTACTCTCGGGAACACCCTCCGGTCGATTATGTACATGTATTTTTATGCCTACGAAGCTGGCTTATTCGACCCAGAGGAGTGGAAGTCAAAACCTGAAGCACGGCACATTTGGTGCATCGCTTCGGGGGATGACGTGGTTGCTTGGTTGAAAACCCATCAACTGTGGAGATTGCGCGACTCACTACGTGAGTTGACCACCGATGACAAAGACTTAATGGGCATAATTGGCTTAGGTCAAATTATTGTCGATTAGAAGGTTGCTGACTGGTGGGACAATGAGTTCTGTTCGAAGTGGTTCTACCACGACGGTACAGCCTCTCTGGAAAAATGGGTGTGCACAAGAGATCTGAAGAAGACGTTTGCTACGAAGATGCTTTATAAAGGAAACCAAGCCTTCTTACATCTAGACCCAGTGTTCCATGCCTTTGCCATCTTTGATGGCATCTGCAATGAGGTGAACTCAATAATGATTCAGCGTCTGTGTGCATTCCGTGTGCGAATGATGTTGAAAAGACGGAAATCCCTAACCTTGAATGGTAATCTGTGGACCACCAAAGACCGAGAAATATTTGATATCTATCGTCAATGGCATTAGAAACAGCGGGATTAGATTTATCGCTCTGAATTCTTCAGAGTAGAGAGGAGACCAAGTGACGTGTACTCATTGGAGGCGTTACTTCAAGAACCAAAAGATGTAGACATTAATCCTGATTGGAAGTATGAGCTTTGGCTCATGCAGAAGATCGGGTTCGATTTCTCTTGTTTGGTCGACTTAGCTGTTACAGGTCAAGTCCAATTCTCTTCAAGATCGTTCGGCGGTTCTTAGTAATAAGAATGCTAGTCGAGTTTTACCGTAAGGTATATGCTCACATAATTAATTATTTAAGCGTAATGCTTATCTGTCGGTGCAAAACCGGACTTCTGAGGGGCAATTCAGAAGAATTCTTTCGTGCGCAATGCACATCATTTGTCG